TAGCTATAAACAGCAGTGAAGGCATTACAGTATCATCTATTACATCAAGCAATCCATTAATAACATTTGATAGTTCAAACGGAATGCCAATAGTATCAAGAGATTCAAATAAAGAACTTCCTTTAGATGATGTAACTATAACAGCAACAATACATGATAATTCTGGTGCTTATGCAGATAGAACTATTAGTTATACATTGAGATTGACTGATACCTTTGTCCTTGGAATAAATGATTATACTAACGATACTGGAGAACCAGATCCTTCATCAGTATCTTCCTCAAATGACTATATAAAAGGTGATGGTCAATTAGGTATAGATACTCACAGAATGATTAGATATTCAGAATCAAAAATATTAATAGATTCAGACCTAGTTCCTTATGAAATTGATGATAATGAATTTAATATTGTAGGATTGCCTGCTGGAGCAGAAGTTAGTTTATGGTTTGATGGTATGACTTCAGATATAAATACTATGTATTCAGCTGATTCTGGTGAAGAGATTACAGATAGAAAAGAAGAACACTGGATTTATTTAGTAATGCCTGAATCACCTGTTGGTATGGAAGCACGTTGGAATACAAATACTATTAATCAAATAGCATTTAATGATACAGTCGCTTCACACAATGGTTCAAATATGGATGAAACAGGTGGTCGCTACTATTACATAAATTATTATCAGACAGCCCCAGATACATATACAAATACAATCTATTATGGAGCACAAGGTGATGGAACTGCTTATGGCCCATCTGATTTCGTATTCAGTGTAACAAATAGTCAGAGTCAATCTGTTCAACTTACAGACAATGGTGACGGATCATATTCATTCAGTATGTATAGTAGATTTGGTCCTAACGATACATTTACAATTAATGTAAATAATCCTTCTTAAGTATGTTGTAAAAAGTACTATATGACACTTAAATGTGTAACATAGTACTTTAAAAAAGTACTATATTATTACAAATATACATATTTTAACACAATGAAACTAAACTCAGTTCAGATAAAACAAGAGATCAACGAACTTGTTACACGTTCTAAGGAAATTGTTGATATATGTAGATCTGAAGTCAGAGAAATGACAGAAGATGAAGAAAAGGAGTTTAACGACTTAAAAGAACAGATCAACAACAAGAAAGAAGAACTTAAAGCCTTAGAAGACAAGTTAAAGGAATATGAAAGAGAACTTCCAGCAGAGGAAAAGGAAGACGAAGAAAAAGAAGACGACACAGAAAAAAATAACAGATCAATAAAAATGAACAAATTACAATATCGTTTTAACGAAGCAGTAAAGAACCGTGAATACAATCGTGAGATTGAAATGGAAGCTCGTAACATTCAGGTTACAGGTGAAAACGGTACACATGATGCAGTAATTCAGACTGATTTTACTGATATACTTGAGCCTTTATATGCTAATTCTATTATCTCTAAGTTAGGCATTCAGACACGTACAGGTTGCATTAATGATATTCACGTACCTAAAATGTCTAAAGGTACTGTAGGTTTCTTAGGAGAAATTGAAGCAGCACAAGCAACTTCTAATGGATTTGATTATGTAACATTACGTCCTAAGAGAATCGGTGCTTATGTAGATGTATCAGAACAGCAATTGATTCAAGACTCACTTGGAGTATTTAATACAGTTCAAGCTAATTTGATTAAGAAATTGAACGAATATATCCAAGACAAATTATTCGATGACCAAGCTGCTACAGATTTACGTCCTGCAGGCTTATTTTACAATGTAACACCTGAAGCAGTAACTGATTACGGCAAGCTTTGCGACTTTGAAGCTGGAGTAGAAGAAGACAACGTATATGGCAATATGAAATATGCTATGTCTCCAAAAGCAAAAGCTACATTCCGTTCAATGTTGAAAGGAACAAACAACACAGGAATGGTTTATGATCGTGGTGAAATGGATGGTATTCCAACAGAAGTAACATCATCTGTTCCTGCAAAGAAATTCGTATATGGTAACTGGGATAACTTATTGTTCGCTACATGGGCTAATCCTATCCTTAAGATTTCTGACTCAGCAACAGGTCTTATTACTGGTGAAGTACGTGTTTACTTAGGTGCTTACATTGACTGGGCAGTATTACGTCCTGAAGCATTCGCATTCGGTACAGTAGAGGGGGAGTAAACAATTCTTCTTCAATATACATATATACACAGGATGATGGGTCCTTGTGATCCATTATCCTTTTCAAAAACAATTGATTTGATTAGATGAAATTTCTTACAATTGACGAATTAAAAAAGCAGTGCAACATTGATGAACAATACGATGGTGACAACGAATATTTAGAAATGGTTGCAGATGCAGCAGAAGATTACTTATCAGCATATATTAGATGTCCATTAGAAGAAGTAGAAGCTGAATACGGTGAACTACCTGCTACATTAAAGCATGCATTAAGAATATTAGTTGATTTCTATTATTCATCATTTAGAGGTAGTGGAGATTCAGATATTGATTTTCCTGCTGCTTTTGAAAAGATGGCTAAATTATATCGTAACTACGCAGGATGAACAGCAGTCTTCTAAAAAATCAGATAGATATATATGAATTAAAAGAATCAAAGACAGAGTATGGTACTATTAAAAAGAACTATGAATTTAAGTATCATACACGTGCCTATGTTCGTTTCAATTCAGAAAATCAAGTAATATCTGAAGGAGAAGTATTCTATCCTATTAATAGAACATTTATTGTACGTGCTTATGTTCCTGTAACAGAAACAGACATAATTAAATTCGAAGACAAATCATATAAGATTTTGTCAATCAATAAGAATATCTATTATAATGATATAGAAATACAAACTACATTAATCAATCAATGAAATGGAAGGCATAAATCTAAAGATAACAGGTACATTCAAAGGTCAGATTGATAGAATAAAAGAAATCTTACCACGTGCTGAAAGACGTGCACTATATACGGCAGCTGTATTTCTAAGGGACAAGATAAAACAGTCACTCGTTTCAGCAGTCCCTAAAGCAACAATGAGTAATTCAAAGTATAATGATACTCTCGCAGATGCAGTTAGATTTACACGCATAGATGGAATGTCGCTTAAAGTACATGCTTTAGGTACACGTCAATCAGGTTCTGGTACCTTTCGTGCTCGTTTCTTTGAAGCAGGAACAAAAGAACGTTATCAGAAAACATTCAATGGAGTAAAACTAAATAAGAAACGTAGATTAGGAAAGATAAATGCTACTAATTTCTTTAGTTCAGCAGTTGAATCAAACCGTTCTGCCGTATTGCAAATAATGGAAAACGAAATTCTAAAATATATTGATATAGCAAACAAAAATACATGAGTGTTTCTATGGACAATTCAATTCTAATACCTAAATATATTCAATCAATATTAGAGGAAAACGAAGCAGTAATGTCTATTCTAAATAATGATGCAAATAAGATATTCACATTAAATAGAAACGATGAACTTACTTTTCCTTTTATAGCGCATCAACGACTAAACATTACACCTACATATACTAAAGATTTCCATTGGACAAATTTAGTAACTTATTCAGTCAAATGTGTATCAAATGACTATAGTGAAGTATTAGAATTAGCAAACGCAACACGTCATGCATTAGAAACATATAGATGGAAAGACGCAAATATTTGCATACAGCCAATTCAAATGACGGGCATATCAGAATATCTAATAGATGATGCCATTGTAGAAGAAATACAACTACAAATGATCATACAATAGACAACACAAAAATACAACATAATATATTATGAATAACAAGAATATACTTAACGGTTCACAATTAATTGTATCATTCACACCTAAAAACGGTACTGAAACTGTTACAGCATTTTCTACTTCTCACACATTCAATATTACAACTTCACAGGAAGATGTATTGACTAAGGAGTATGGTAAGTACCCAGGTAAGATAATTGGTACTGTAGAATGGGAAGTAACATGTGAAAACTTAGCAGGAGATTCATCTGTATCAAGTATCAAAGCATTGCTTGAAGCATTTAAGAAACAAGCATCTGACGGAGAACCAGTATCATTGCAATTTGGTAACATTGGTAATCAATGGAATGATGGAAAAGGTACAATGGGTGAAGGTGGCGAATTAAGTCAATTCACAGGCGTACAAGACTCAATAATTTCGGGTGAAGCTATTATCACATCACTTTCAATGAACGCTGCTGCTGGTGAAAATGCAACTATTTCGGCTACATTTACTGGTGTTGGTGCCTTAAGTGACTGGGGTGATGAAGGTGGTAATTCAGGTACACAAGGTAACCAAGGTACACAAGGTAACTAATGTCAAAATAAAAATCTTCATAATTAGGCAGTCATAATGATTGCCTTTTATTGTCAATGTACTATTTTAACAAAAATACAATACATATAAATATGATAACAAAGATAGTCGCAGGTAACAATTTTTCTATAAAAGTTTCAGTTGTTAAAGCACAATATGAAACATCTGGGTCGACTTGGGTCGACTTTGATATTGTTCAATGCAAGGATGTACATGTCAATTTAATATGTACAAAACATCAGACTACAATACCATTAGAATGGTCAATTGATGAATCTGCTAATAACATTATTCTTTGCAAGATTGAAGGTCGCTGGTTACATTCTGGTGCAATATACGGTTTGGAAATTACAGGATTTGATTCTGAAGATAATGCATGGCGTTACTATGACAATAACTTATTTGCAGTCGTAAATACTACAGCACAGTCATATATGAATGCCGACCTAATGGACAATCCTTTACTTGTAAATGCAAAAGCATCATTAGCAGTAAATACTATTCAGGGTCCACAAGGAGCACAAGGAGAGCAAGGTCAACAAGGTCCTATCGGAGAAACTGGTCCTCAAGGTGAAACAGGAGAAACTGGTCCACAAGGAGAGCAAGGTCCACAGGGAGAAAAGGGTGCAGATGGAACAATGTCATTTGAAGATCTTACTCCAGAACAGAAAGAATCATTAAGGGGAGATCAAGGTCCTATCGGAGAAATTGGTCCACAAGGAGATCAAGGTCCTATCGGAGAAATTGGTCCACAAGGAGATCAAGGTCCTATCGGAGAAACTGGTCCACAAGGAGATCAAGGTCCTATCGGAGAAACTGGTCCACAAGGTCCACAAGGAGAAACTGGTACACAAGGCGAAATAGGTGAGACAGGTCCACAAGGAGAAATAGGTGAGACAGGTCCACAA